TGTATCCATGATTTTTGCTCTACCTGTGATGTTAGTACCGTCAACATTAAGTTCTGTGATAAGATGAGAAACACGTTCTAGGTTTACTGTTGGGCCTTCAGGGTGTCCAAGTTCACCAAGTGCTCTCTTCTTATCAACATATTCTGTGTTGTATCGTTTTACTTCATTCATAAGAACCGATTCGGGATATACTCGACCGTTTCTGTTCTTTTTCTCTGCTTGCATAAAGATACCTTCAATGTAGTAGTTCTTCACTCCATCGCTTGCATCTTCACAGATGACATTTACTGATTCTGTTGTTTCTGTTATGAGTTTCATCGGTCTTGTGATTCACCCTTCCAGTTCTTATCAACATAGTCAAAGAATTCTTTCTTCTTTTCGTCTTCTAGGTCGGCCGGTGAATCTACGCCAAATTTCTTTAATACGGATCGGAAAAACTTTTCATATTCTTCATCAGGTGATTGTTCTTCGTCTTCAAGAAGTTTGATTTCACCCTTTAGTTCTTCGACCCGATTACCAATTCGTTCCAAAATATTTTGGTTGATAAGTTCACGAGCAGCTGCAAGTTCGTTGAGATGAAGTGCGTTGATTATTTGTTTTTCGTTGGTAGACATATTATTCCCCTATTTGTTAGTATTATCTATACTTTTATCGGTTTCTGGATTTGATTCTTCTGTTTCTTTATTTAGTTTTTCAACATACCTTTTTGCTTCTCGCTTTGCAACTTTGGGGCCAGGGAATATTTCCCACCTTTTTCCATCTATGTAAACAGAAATAGGTTTAGTTGGCCCAAGACCAAGTTTTTTCAAAACAATTTCGTGTCCTTCATGTTCCAATCTTTTCAGAAAATATTCTTTTGCCATTGAAGGATCAAGAACCATTTCATCTTCAGCAGATGTATCAGTTGCTTCTGCTGCTTCTTTGATGTTGTTGATGGTATCGGATTTCAAATCATCTAATTTATCACTAATGATTTGAGAAACGGATGTATCAAAATCAGTTTTAAATTGACTGATATCACCTTGTTGAACAGAATTTATCATGTGGTCAGTATTAGTAGACATTAGTATTCCTCTGTGTTATCTCCGTATAAACCTTGTTCACGTTCCTTGTTGATTTGTTTATCCATTTGTTTAACATCATCATCACTTTGTTTAAGAACATGTTTTCGAACCCAATCGATAGAATAATACTTACCTATGTAGTCATTTATCTGACCCAACCCTTCCAAACGGTCATTCATTATTTCAGTTTCTTTAGATTCTGAAAAATATGAATCTTTAAGATAAGTGAATCGGATATGTTGTTTGATTGCAGTAAAATCTTTTTCTTTCATCACACCTTTAAGAAGAAGTTGCGTTCGCAAACACTCAATAAAGAGTTGTGAAAATCTATTTCTTAATCTATCGATAAACTTCGCAAATTTCAATTCATCTCGACTGATTTCAGATGCACGACCCATGTTAAAACCATTGTCTGCTTCTAATCGTGATGTTGGTACATTCAAAGATTTGTATAGTTTCTTTTGGAAATATTCAACATCGGTCATTTCTCCGAGGTTTTCACCACCACCAAGAGTATCAATTTCAGTACCTTTACCACCTTCTCGCCGAGGCAACCAGAAATCTTCGAGCATTGACATATGTTGTGCATCATCTGCAATTTCACCAGTGTTCGCATTATACACTAGTTTATTACGATAACGATTCATGATATCACGAAGATATTGTTCTGCTTTTGCTTTCGGGAGTGAACCAACATCGATGTAGAATATCCTGCGTTCGGGGGCTCGTGCGATGCGATAGATAACCACAGCATCTTCTATCATTCGAAGTTGGTTGAGTGGTTTGATTGCTTTGTGTAAATAACCAACCACTCTCTTATTTGGATAATCATATAAACCTGAATGTGAGTATATGATACTATCTGGGTAGATTTTTAGGTTTGTGGCAAACCCTTCGTAAGGATTTCCTTTATCGTTGTAAATGTAATATTCTTCATGTCCAACAACAAGTTTTGTTTCACCTTCTGCACCACCTGGCCCTTTAACAGAAACTTTATCCTTTATAATTTCCTTGACCTTACGAATCTTTGTGGGGTCGATAGGTCTGAGTTCTTGAATACCCCTCTTTTTGTGTTTTTCATCGATAATAGTGTGATAATATAATCTACTATCAGTATACCATTTCTTGAAAATCTCATCACCACGCCTATTGAAGTCCAATAAACCAATGATATTATCAAATTCTTTGAATATAGTTTCTTTGATACTATCATGTAATTCTACATCATCTAATACCAAAGTAACAGGGGGTCTGGATTCAGTTGTGATAACAGCATCATTAACGATGTCAGTGATTGCAGTATCTACTTCATGATGTAACGTCATTGAACGATATTTGACAATCATGTCAATATCATTTTTGATAACACCATCTAAATCAACGTATTGGCCAAAAAGACCACCTGCTTCAATTAGACTTGCACCATCTTCGTTTTCGGGTGGTGCAAATGATTTAATAGGAGCAAGTGGTGCTTCTGGTTGGTTCTTTTTTCTGCTGACTGAAAAGCCAAAGAAATTCATGGGCATAATATAGGTTCCTTAGATATCAGTTGGTTGTATCTGATTCCCAATGGGAGTATTCAAATGTTACATCGAATGTTTCGACTTCGTTATTTGTTCCATAGGACAATTCAATCGTGCCAACTTCGGATGGCCATAAGTTTTCAAATGTATATTTCTTGATAGATTCTCCGTTGATGTCAAGTTGTTCGACTGTTCCTCTCTGCATTAAGTCAGAAAGAATTGAATTACCTGATGCAAGTGTTACATTTCCGTTATGAGTATTTATGGCGTTCATCCAACTCTCAAATGAGTTTCGGATATTAAAGTTAGTGTCGTTATAAACACTAACTTTCCATTTTTCGAATGTTCGGACGCCTGGAATATTTAATACTCGTCCACGGAAGTTTACAGGGGTTGGTGCAATAGTAGAACTCGGCAATTGAGATGCATGACATAGAAATTGAAGTTCCTCGGCCGCATCTCCTTGTTGTGTTGCAACAGCAGGGAAGAATACATTGCATCGGAACATATTTGACCGAGCACCGCCACCTCGCAGTCTACCTTTAAATTCGTCAATTCGCATTTAGTTTATCTCCTTTATTATCCTGTCAACTCTGAGAAGTCAACACCAGTTCTTGTTGCGATGAAGTTTAGTTGGATAAAGTTAATCGAACGAGCAGGTTTGATGTAGATATCTGCAACAAACCGATTTCCATCGATGACTTCACCTGTGTTATTAGTTTCGTCACAAACTACTTTGAAGTCTGTGATACCTCTACGACCTTGAATATCCCGAAGGAATGGTTCAATCATATTTTGGAATTGTGCTCGAGTGAACGAATCATTCAATTCAAAGAGTGAATATTTTGCAGCAGTTGCAATTGCTTTTTCAAGAACAATAAACAATCTACGAACATTGATTCTATCAAACGCACTTGGTTTTGCTTGAAGTGTTTTATCACCGAACAAAACCACACCTTGGCCGGGGAAGGAAACAACAGGGTTGATTCCAGACTTATACAATGCATCACGATGTGCTTTGCGAGGATTAAATGCAAGTTTTGTAACTCTCTTGATTTGTCCACGGTTGAACCCTGCGGGTGAGAACCAAGGGTCTGCAACTTCATCGTTGCGAACACAAAGTCCTGCTATATCACCGTTTAATGGAACATATCGAAATACATCATTGTAACGGTCAAATTGATATTTATAACCACTATCAAGAACTGCATATGAAGAACTTCTGTTAAGTTCATCATTACGATATTCAAGAACATTGGTTTTTTGTGTAGTTGTGTTTAGAACATCAACAACATCTGATTTTGGTGGTGATAAGAAACCAACACAGTCTTTTCGTTTATCGCATATTTCATCGATAATAAATTGACTTACTGTTGCATTTCCAGGCCCACCTAGAATTAATGAAACATCAACTGTTTCTGAATCAGAGAATAGATAATATCCTTTGTCTACATCTGTAATATCGTTATTAATTTCCGTTGCACCGTTGTCATCTACCCCACCTGTGAATGTTATATATTCTGGCGTGTTATTTGTGCCGAATACACTTCCACCTGTTAGAGTTTCACCCCAATTTGTAGTAGTGTCGCCTGGATGGTTGGCCCAATAAACATATTTTGATGTATCATTCAAAACATTGTAGTAGTAGTTAGAACCACCTTGGTCTGTTCTTGCGTTAAATGATTTTGAAACAAAACCAAATTTTTCAAGAACAGTTCCTTCTGTCCCTGTCCAAAGACCGTCACCGTCATAGATGACGATATGGAGTTCATCGAGTGAACTATCATTGTTATTTGATTCTGACCAACTAGAAGTGCCGGGTGCAGAGTCGAAGTTTTCAAAGAAACCCCACTTGCGAGTTGCGGTT